CCAGTTCAGGCTTATTTTGATGTAAACGGCAATTTTCAAACCTTTATTGGGCAGGGGCAGCCTTTCTATGCAACGATAAATCCGATTCAAAGCGGATTAAACATAACCAATTCGACAATAAATTCGACCACAATCGGCCTGGTTTCACCGTCTAGTGGGGTTTTTACTAACGTCAGCACGACCACTGGCTCGATCTCCACGACTCCAGCGAATCCAACCGATATAGTCAATAAATCCTATGTGGATGCCTATATCCAGGGGTTATCGTTTAAGCAACCTGCAGCGGTAGCAACCACTGGCAACATAACACTGTCAGGATTGCAGACCATTGATGGCTATACGACGGTGGCAGGCGATAGAGTTTTGGTTAAAAACCAAGCAACCCAACCTAATAACGGTATTTATGTGGCATCCACAGGCGCATGGGCCAGGTCGGCAGATGCCAATACCTATGCCGAGTTGGTGGCAGCGTTTCTCTTTATTGAAAGCGGTGGTCAATCAGGATCGGCCTGGGTTTCGACCATACCAGCGTCAGGAACACTTGGAACGACAAATATTACGTTTAGTCAGTTTTCTAATTCATCGACTTATTACGCAGGAACAGGGTTAACCCTATCGGCTTATACTTTTAGCATCACCAACACAGCAGTGACCGCAGGCAGTTACGGCTCGGCATCCAGCGTTGGTACTTTCACGGTGAACGCGCAAGGCCAACTGACCGCAGCGTCCAGCACCGCCATTTCAATCCCTGCTTCGGCAATCAATACGACCATTCCCAATTCGGGACTGACCAATTCCTCGATCACCGTCAATGGATCAGCAATTTCGCTCGGAGGCTCGGCAACCATCACAGCTGCCACACCAAATGCCCTGACCATTGGCACTGGCCTTTCAGGAACAAGTTTCAACGGCAGTTCACCTGTCACGATTGCCAACACTGGAGTTTTGAGTTTTTCAGCAGGCACGACAGGGTTTACACCGTCTTCCACAACGACTGGCGCAATTACATTAGCAGGCACTCTCAGTCCGTCTAATGGTGGCACTGGGGCAACCACGTTAACAGGCTATGTCTACGGAAACGGCACAAGCGCCATGACGGCCTCGACCACGATTCCAACGTCTGCGCTCTCAGGAAACTTTGTCTCGACTTTCCAAACATCGCTCTCAGGACTGACACCAAGCACGGTCACAACAGGCGCTGTGACGCTTGCAGGCACTTTGGGTGTATCTAGCGGTGGCACTGGGGTTACTGCGTCCAGTGGCGCAAATAGCGTGGTTTTGAGGGATTCTAATCAGAACGTCTTTGCCAATAACTTTATCCCGAATACAACAACTACAACGGCATCATCTACTCCGATAAATCTGAATGTTTCATCGGCTCAGTATCAGATCGTCAATGGCAGCGTCACTTCCCAAACATTTAATTTGCCAGATGCCACGACTTTGACCGTTGGGGATACGTTTTACTTTAACAACAATATTACTTATTCGTCTGTCCAGGTTAATGCGCATGATGGCTCGACCTCGATCCTGGCGCTCCAAGCTGGAGGCGCTGCGCACGTTATTTTGCTGACCAACTCAAGCAGTAACGGTACTTGGGATGTGCATTCTTATGTGCCAGCCACGGCTTCTTGGGGCACGGCAACACTGGCATTTAATAATTCAAGCAGTATTTCAGGCACAGTTTCTTGGAATGGTAATGTGGTTGACCTGGCTCACGGCGGTACAAATGCCAATCTAACAGCTGCAGCAGGCTCGGTGGTCTACTCGACCTCCTCGGCTTTTGCCTTAACCGCAGCTGGAACGTCAGGCCAGGTTTTGACCTCGAACGGCACGAGCGCCCCCAGCTGGACAACCCCGACCGCCTATGCCACTGTGACTGATGACACAACCACAGCAGGCACAAGGTATCTTCTTTTTGCCAACCAAACCAGTGGCAATTTAACGACCGAGTACACCAGTTCCACAAAATTGACCTATTGGCCTGCAACTGGATCGCTGACAGGTGGAATAAATGGAGGCACATTTTGATTGAATACAAGTGGCAAATCCTAGAATTATCGGCTGAGAACGGCCTGATTACCCATGCCAAATACTTTGTAACGGCTCTTGAGGACGATAAAAAAGTCGAAACCGAGGGTAATTGGTGGTTTCAAAATCCAACGCTTAAAGTGCCTTTTGACCAGGTTACAGAGCAAATGGTGGCCGACTGGATTGACGCTGAAAACGTCAAGGATGGGGTCAATTTAATTACCGCACGACTCGCAGAACAGTTAAAATCGCTAGAAAAGACTGTTGTACCGCCTTGGAAACCTCAAATCTTTACTCCAAAGTTATAGCATGGCAGCGACAAATTACACCCCCATTCAGCTTTACAACAGTGGCACTACTGGAAATGCGCCGTCTGCAGGTAATTTAGCAGCTGGTGAGTTGGCCATTAATTACACCGATGGCAAGCTGTTTTACAAAGACAATAGCGCTGCGGTTCAAGTTATTGCTTGGAAAACGACCCCAACCACAGCTGGTGGCACAGGGCTGACAAGTTACACCGCAGGCGATCTGCCCTATTACGCATCTGGCACGGCACTCTCTAAACTTGCTATTGGCTCGGCCAATTATGTGCTGACTTCAAGCGGATCAGTGCCTCAGTATGTGGCTCAATCTACTCTTAGCGTTGGAAATGCTACTAACGCAGCCAATGTAGGCACTACAGATAATACTTCTAGTTCATCAACTTATTACCCAACTTTAGTTAGTGCTACAAGTGGTAATAATCCTATTACAACTTCAAGCACTAAATTTAGTTTTGTTCCAAGCACAGGAACTTTAACAACATCATATTTAACACCAAAAAATCCTTTGGGCACTGCTTATGGAGGTACAGGACTAAGTGGTTCAACCCCATTTACAGCAAATGGAATATTATATGCGTCTAGTGCAAGTGCTTTAGCAACTAGTTCTGGGTTAACATTTGATGGAACTAATTTTGCAACTACGGGTATTGTAAGCGCAACAAAAGTTCAAACATTAGAAGGAGTAAGTGGTTCTATTGCAAACGGAGCAACTGCAACTTTATTTGTGTTGCCTTCCTCTGGTTCATACTTAGTAACAGCAAGACAAGATAGTGCTGGAAATGGTGGTATTAGAGCTTCTGCCATTGTGATGCAAGGCACTAGTAGCAATGGTCTTTCATCATTGTTTGCCGTGGGTGGTGCAACTTTGGTTCAAGGAACTGGTTTTAATGTTGATTTAACAAATACTGCTGGTGGATCTGCTACTTTTCGTTGGGCTTATATTAAATTATCTTCATAAAATTCAAAATGACTACTCAATACCAAACTAAAAAAATCAATGATAGCACATATGAAATTTCATATGATGTAACTGAAATTAATGATAACAAAGAAAATATTGTTACAAAAACATTTATTATTGGTGTTACAAATGAATCTCAAATTGATGAAATGGCTCAAATTACAATAAATGGAACATATCCAGAGCTTAATACACCTTATTCAATTTTGCGTCAACAAGCATATCCACCAATTACTGACTATCTTGATGGCATTGTTAAAAACGATCAAACACAAATACAAAAATATATAAATGATTGTTTAGCAGTTAAAACAAAATTTCCTAAGAGTTAAAAAATGACTACATTAATTCCACAATTTCAACAACAAATTTCAAATGCTCAAAACAAGTTTATTAGCTATAAGCTAAAAGAAACTGTTAGTGTTTGGGATTTTATGACATCTGCACAAATAGATTCAATTACCTCTGGTGGAAGCACTGATGTTACTACTGCTGTACAAAATGCAATAAACACCAATTTAAATGTGTTTTTTCCTGCTGGTACTTATTACATTTCTTCTGCCATTGCTATTACAACATCTGGTCAAAGAATATATGGAGAAAGTAGAGATACAACTCTTATCAACCAAACATCTGCAAGTGCTAATGGTTTTACTATAACTGGTTCAACTGCATTATTTGTAGAAAAAATGAAATTTAATTGTAGTGCAACAAGTACAGTAATTGGTATTTCATTAACTGGAGGAAATGAAACTTATTTCACTGATTTATATATTCAAAATTTTAAATTTGGATTTAATGGTACAAATACAAATCAATGTTATTTAGAAAGAGTTTCAGCAGTAAATAATACATTAGATGGAGTTCTTTTTGCAAGCTCTGGCACAGGTTCAGGGGCTTGCATAGATACAACTATTACTAATTGTTATTTTGCTGGTAGTGGTAGTGGGGGAAATGGAAATAACTTAGCTTTTCAAGGTAATTGTTCTGGAATATATGTTAGCAAAATATCAAATACATTATCAGCAAATACTGGTGTAGCATTTATAAGTAATTCAGATGGCGCACCTAATTATGGGTTTTTTAGCCAAATTATTTGTGATTCATGTGCTGTTAATGGATTTAATATTCTTGCTGGAACTGGTCTTAAATTTGTAGATTGTTGGGCAAGTAATAGGGGAACTGGATATAACTTTTTTATAAGCAGTTCAGCAGATGCTATTCAAATTATTGGTGGTGAATATTTTAATTGTTATGGTAATGGAATAGATGTAAGAGGAACTAGAGTAAATATTGTTGGTTCTCATGTATATAACACAGGCACAAATTCATCTAATACTTATGATGGAATTAATATTAATGGTGCTAATGAAGTGCTTGTGTCAGGGGTTAGGGTTTCAAATACCTCTACATCTGTGCGATATGGGGTGAGTGTCACCAATAGCGCTTCAAATGTTCAAATTACTGGATGTGATTTTGGTGGTTATGCTACTGCTACAACTTATGCTCAATGTCAATCAGGGCCGTTTTACTGGGACAATAGTGGTGTAAATGTTAACTATCTTGAACTTAAAAATGGTAATTCTTCTAGTATTGCAAATGGAGCAACAGCTACTTTAATAACATTACCAGCAATACCAGCAACATATTTATTTTTTGCCAATCAATACAGTCAAGCCGCAGGAGTCATTAGAGCAATGGGTTTGGCAGTTGTTGGCACTTCTTATGTAAGTGTTGTAAATATTGTTTCTAATCAGGCAACATTTAGTTCAACTGGTTCAGATTTAAATGTTCAATTAACTAATAGTGCTGGAGGAGCAACAGTGTTTCAATGGAATTACATAAGAATTTAAAATTCAGGAGTATTTATGTCAGTTAATCTTTCTCCTTTAGGTGGTGCTGGTTGGCAATTTTTTGACAACAATGGTGTCCCTTTGGCTGGTGGTTTGTTATATACCTATTTAGCTGGTACAACAACTTCTGCTGCTACTTATACAAGTGCAAGTGGTTCAATAGCAAATTCAAACCCAATAATATTAGATGCGTCTGGCAGACCTCCAAATGAAATTTGGTTAACTGGTGGTATTAGCTAAAAATTTGATTTGCAAACTGCATCAGGTACACAAATATGGAGCATGGACAATTTAAGTGGATTGCCTAGTGCTGGAATTGAATCATATCAAACAGCAACTGCTGGACAAACAGTATTTACTGGTCTTTCTTATACAACAGGTAATAATAGTTTAAAAGTTTTTGTAAATGGTAGTAAACAAATAGTAGGGGCAAGTGCACCAGGTTCTTATGTTGAGACTAATTCAACTACTATTACTTTTAATTCTCCAGGCTTAAATGCTGGTGATTATGTGGAGTTTTTACAATGACAACTCCAAATGACATAATTTCAAGAGCATTAAAAGATATTGGCGCTTTGGAGGCTGGTGAAGTTCCAACTCCTGAAGCAGCGCAAGACGCTTTTGATATGCTCCAAGATATGTTAGATCAATGGTCTAACGAAGATATGATGGTGTTTTATAAGAATGAAATTATCTTTAATATTACACCTGGTCAAATCCAATACACAATTGGCTCTGGTGGA